TGCCTGTAATTTTACCAACCGATTTTACTAAACCATCTATTAATGTCCCTTCAATTTTGAATTTAGATGCAATATTTAATTCCTTGTTAAATTCTGTTATTGAAGTAACTGCCTCACTTATTATGCTGATTACTGAACTAAATACTCCAGCAGTATTGCTACCAATTGAAACTAGCATCTGATCCCAACTATCAAGTAAGTTTGAAATTTTCCCTGTTAAGGTTTCAGATATAACTGCCATAGATCCAGATACACCCTCAGCATTACCTAGAGATGTAACATAGTTTCTAATAGCCTCAGATGATTTATCAACTGTGGTTTGAACGCCTTTAAAGGTAAATATCACCTTATCCCCAGCATCTTGGGCCCTTACACCAAACTCTTTTAACCTTTCAAATTCGCCTGTTTGCGCATCTAATATTGCCTCAGCTAATTGATCAAATGATTTACCGGTACTAGATGCTAAATCTCCTAGTTTTCGCATCTCATCACCAGTAGGCTTAAATCCTTGGTTCGCTAACTTTACAAATGATGCAGTTAATTCTTGAACGCTAAATGGAGTTTTAGCAGCAAAATCTTCTATTTCTTTTAGTTTTAATTTTGCTAAAGCATTAGATCCTAAAGTATTGCCTAAAACCGCACCAAACTTTTCAAACTCAGCCGTTACTGCTAAAACCTCTTTGCCAAAACTAATAAAAGCACCTACACTAAATGCTCCTGCAAAAGCAAGACCTGCGGTTTTAAATGCACTACTAGCAGTTGATGAAAAACTTTTTAAATCTGTTTCAGCACCATTAGTAAAGCCTTTTAATTTTTTTTGCGCACCCTTTAAATCTTTATCTAATTGCCCTAAAGGTGCGCCAATAGGTATCTCAATTCCTTGCATCTTCTAAGTATTTAAGCATCGCCTTATTCATTTGTTCTTTAATTATATCCATGTCTGCTATCTCATCATTTTCATAGATAAAAGCCATGAACTTTTTAAAGCTTGGCATTCCTTTATTAACATGTACTCTCATGCCATTCCATGTTGCCCATCCTATGCGCTCCCAGTCCTTTTTTTCTTTATTAAAAAAGCCTTGACATTTAAGAATATATTGATTCCATGTCAAGGCGTAAAAGTCATCAGGCATCAAACCGAGTTCTCCAAAAGCAAAAGTCAACACATCTTTATTCCAATTTAACTTTCCTGTTTGCTTTTTTTTTGCTCGGTTACCTCTGTGTTTAAACCTAACACTCTAAATACTTCTTTAGAAACTGTCAGGATAAACTCACCCCCTGAGCCTCCAGAGTTATCAATCCAATCGTGAACATCAAACTCTGTGAAGTCTACGATCTCGCCTTTCTTTAGTATAGGGTAAGCCGATGCATGATAAATAAATACTCTGAGGAATGGCAGTAATTGCTTACCTAACAAATCTGATAAATCAGTTACCGATGCATCAAAGTGAGTAAGCGTATGCTCCAAAGCGTAATTGCCAAAGAACATCTGCCTGTCGACCTCACTTATTTTGTACGTTAAATGTCCCTCCATTTAGTAACCAGGATATGGATCAGTTGTGGTAATATCGCCATCGCCTAACAGAGTGCCAGTAAAGGTAATGAAATCACCCTCTGCGCCTGTAATCTCTAAAGCACTAAAGTAAGCATAGCCATACTGCGCACTAAAGTTAGGTTCTTCTGTGCCATCTGTTTTAAGTAACGCCACTTGAAACTCGGTTAAAGTCTTTGCTCTTGCAATAATTGATATACGATCCCATGATGCTTTAGCGTTATCACCACCAGCACCTGACGTATCTGTAAAAACACCCTCAAAAGGTATCTCAAAAGAATAGGTTGTCGGTTTGCGTCTGGTCACTCCAGGATCGCATTTGGTTACTGTTTCTGCGAAATCCCAGCTTTCGGAAATTCCGTTTGATGTTAAACACGCTACAGGTTTCCAAGCGCCGCCTGTCCTGATATATAGCATGAATAAACTGCCTGAATAAAATTGCTCGTCTGCCATTTTTAGTTTCTATTTAATTTGTGTTGAAAAGTTAATATGTATTGAAATATGTTTTCTGTTTCTGTTTCTAGTATCACTTCATTTGTTAATAGTTGTAAGGTTTCAACATTTATAAAGTTACTTAAAGTTAAGTTAGTAACCTGTATTCTGTTTTGTATCTCTTCACTAATTACCATTGCAAAACTTAAATCGCCATTACCATTTGGATATTTAGTGACTATCTGCACGTTTATTGTGCAAAGATACCAATATCCGCACTTTGTCTGCTCTTGCAATCTAGTTTGGCTTGATAAAATTACATATTTAGCCGGTACATTCTTTAAAGGTGCTGATTTACTGTATACTGGAATAGTAACGCTACCGACTATTAAATTGGCTAGAGCGCTCTTATATGCATTCAGTATTGATAAATTAGCATCTTTCATTTCTCAAATGTAATTATTTTTTTGCATTATATTTTCGTGTCTGAACTTCCAATACTTTTCTTAAAGTTTTGGGATATTGTTGGATGCCCTCTAAGTAGCTAGGAATAAAAAAAGGCTTAGCCGGATAATTTCTTATCCTTATTCCTTTGCCCTTGAAAGGTGCAGCCATGTCTGAAAAGCCATTTGGTATAATAACTCCGCTTCCCGTTCCAAACTCAACATAAGCAGCATAAGGAGCGTTAGCAAAAAAGAATGATCTATTAAAACCTACTCTAGCAGTTGTTTTTCCTATTGACTGTCTTAACTGACCTAGATCAACAACTACTCTTAACTGCGCTTGAGTAACCATGCCCTGCGTAGTTTCATTAGTCACCGCAACCGCTGTCCTATTAGCATCTTGACCAAACGAATCAATCTGAGATAAAAGTTTAGAGATGTTTATTTTAGACGCCATTATTATCATCCGTTACAGATGCCAGTATCTCATAAAAACGAAACGTGTCATCTACATTCCTAATTGAATGAATAGTGAAAAAATTTAACTCGTAAAGGATTCGCATGTCCTTTGTAGGTGCAAAGTCTTTTCTATACCGTATTGTAAACCTAAAGACTTGATTTATGACCTGTTCTTGCGCTTGTAACTGTCTATTGCCATCGTATGGCTTTATGTTTGACCATGTAGCCAATACAGGCACAAACGTAATCACGTAATCCTGATAGGCATTTTCAACTGAGCTGAACGTGCCAAATGTAATTCTTTTGTCTAATCTGCCCGGATTCATTAGAATAAAGTTATGCGTCTATATGGTGAAAGCAAAAGAGTTGCAATCGTAGGCATACCCACAACTGGATTATCCCTGTTCTCGTAATAAAAAGTTATCATTTCTTTTATTGCAGTTTCAATATCGTCTGGCACATCAGATCCGCCCTCATAATTCCATCCATAACCAGCGACATAAGTAACTGTGTTAAATCCCGGCGCTCCGGATATTACTTCTGTGTAGCCTTGCGTTTCGATTGTTTCAAATGTCAAGTCATCCATATCAGGATTCTTAACAGACTCAACCGCAATCAAAGGATATTCATATATTTTTAGCGCACCTGTTGCTGGAGTTATTGCAGTTAATTGCCTTTGCCATAATACTTGCAAAGTAAACTGTTCAGCTTGATTTACCGCAGATTTTATTAATGATGTTATTAAGCCATCTTCGATTGTGTAATCTAGGTCTAATCTCAGGTACATCTTCGCATCCGCTAGGCTCACTACATTTAACTGGTTCATTCTGTTTAGGTTTAAAGGGTTGTTTTAAATACTCTTTTTTTTCCATTACGATAATGCTAAATTACATATTTTATTTAACCAATTTTCAAACTTGGGTAATTCCTCCGCAGGATCTAATTGTTTTGCCCTCTCTAAAGGCGTTTTCTTAGTCTGGATTGTATCAATGTTAGAAATAGCATCTATCCAACCATCTATATCGTTTCTCTTGACAAATATCCCTGCATCTCCAAGACTATCTCTGAATCCAAGTATATCAGATGCAATGACAGGAATATTGCAACAGAGAGCCTCTATTTGAGCCATTCCGTAACTCTCATACTCGCTTGGCGCAATAAGTACCTTTGTCATGGCTAAATATTTGCGAACATCATCAATTAAAGGTACATATTTTATATTCCTGACTTTTTCGTCTTTTATCTGATGATAGTAGCCACCTTGCACCGCCATAAATTTAACTTTAGGCATTCGCTTTGCAATCTCTATTAATATCTGACCGCCTTTGTTTTCGTTATGGTTTATCAAAGTGACATATTCTGCATTTATTCTATCTGTAGAATAATCTCGGTAATCTATTGGCGCATACAAAGTATAGGTTTCCTGATTGTAATTTAACTCTCGCTTTGTGTTCTCGCAGTTATAAACTGTATAAGTATTATGTCTAATGTTAACCTGCGGATAGCCTACGTTATTATGAGCAAAGTTTATAACCTTTTTAGGGTTTAGCCTTTGTTTATTCATGGCATAATAAGTGCCTGATAGTTGGCAGAACACCAAATCTGCCCAGTCCCATAAATCATTATGACATTGCTTGTAATTGTCTTTAGCCTTGTAAACTTGTATGCCCTCAAAACTGTAATTCTCAGGACATCTAGTAACTGCTTTAACCTCATGACCTTTGCTCATTAGATAAGTTACAACCCGATGCAAATAAATTTCAGATCCTGCCCTTTGGTGAGGTAAGTAAATGCCTGGACTTAGTAAGATGTTCATGTTACAGGAATAAACAGATATGGTCTTTGTATCTTTAATGTTCTGCCATCGTAATTATGCAGGTCGCTTCTATGATAGTGTATAGCTTGTATTCTTGTAGCTGGATTATAAAGCGCATAACCTGCACTATGTAACTCATAAGCAATCCGATTATCACAACCCGGTATGCCTAAATAAAAGTCACAGAAATTAACATTGCGCATCTTGCCCTTAAATATCCAGACATCTTGACTAAAGCGCTCATTATGTAACTTTAAACCTCCTATCTTATCATCCCACCTGCTTAACGCTATGCATTGCCGTTCATTTAAAGTCAACTGGCTAAGCGTATGGTTAAAATAAATATCTGTATTTGCAACCATTGATATATCATCCCTGCTTGTGACTGTTCTGTCAATCAGATTAAAAAAGTCTCTATATGTTGGTCGCTGAAATGGTATAATTACTAATTTGTCAGAATTTGGCAACTCAACAAAACCATCTACAAAAAGATAAATTTTATTTATATGAGGATTCTCTATGTTTTTATTTAAGCAGTAGATTAATTCCTTTTGCCTGATTGCGCTTTTATCGGTATAAATTGAAGTAAATAAATTAATCATAAATAGCTATGCCTGTACCTGTATGATGTCCTATATGTGTTAAATCGTATTTTTCGTTCTTTAATCCATTCCAGAAATTACTAATTTCATTGTTTAAATAAATGTCATCAAACATGACTAAGCCTTTGTAATTAATCTTTAGCAAATGATCAGCAAACTTTTGCTCAAACTCGCCGTCATGATAAGTATCTAGCATTATAAAAGGACTTGCAATCTCATACTTTAAAACATCGCCTTTTATAAATTTTATGTTAGGTATTTTAATTTCCGCTATCTCTGGCTGATGCTCAATGTCATAACTGATAACTTTATTCTTTTTGTTAAATGACAAAGCTATGGCAGAGCTTCCCTGATAACTTCCAATGTCTAGCAAAGTAACTCCGTTATATAAAGTGCTTATATAAGCTAGTAATCTGTAATGCTCAAGTCCTGCATCCATGTAAAACCACCCTTTAGGAAATCCTAGATCATCCGTACTCTTTAGATACTTAGACAGATTGATTGCATTTAACTGCTCTGCCGTAACTTTTAATATTTTATCAATCATATTGATTTAGTAAAAGGTTATAATTTTTATGATACTTATCTATGGCGTGATAACCTACTGAGCCATATTCAAACTCTGTTTCAACGGCAAACT